TCCCCGTGGGACTTGATGAGATCACTAATGTCCTCTTCCAATCCTTTGTGTTGATGCTGGATGGTCTTGACCCGCTCGTCGATTCGTGTGCTCAGGTCGTAGAGCTTTTGAATGTTTTCTGCGGTTTGGGCCAAGATCTGTGCTGTGATATCTTCCGGCATTGTTTCCCCTTAATATCTCTCCACCTACCCTATATATCATTGTTATGGAAAAGCATGAACCACCAAAAACAGAAGTCGTGGACAAAGACGACGACCTTAGCGATATCGCCCCAGAACTCATTGAGGAATTGGAGGCGGACATCGACGAGTTGATGATGCCCACGATGACTGTTGACCAAAGCCTAATCGAGCCTGAAGAGAAGGAGTGCATCGTTAGCGATGACGACCTGCTGGGCCTCTACAAAGAAATCTTGGACAACTGCCGACAGGACCGAGCGGCCATAGATGAAATCTTAGTGAACTTCATCGATATGGTCATCAACGAAGGTGACGCCTCTTCTGCGAGCAAGGAAGCCGTCGTCAATCTGATCAAAACCAAGACAGACGTGAACGATAAGATGGCGAAGATTGCCGATCTTGAAACTCGTATGAAGCTAAAGGAAAAGGACACCTTCCCTAGATATCTTGCCGCCCAGCAGAACAACAAGGTTGTCATCGAAGGCAGCAAGCGGGAGATGATCAAGAGTGTCAACAAGCTGATGGCGAGGAGCAAGAAAAAATGACAAACAGAATCAATGACTACGATTGGATCGATGAAGTCTCCAAGAAGTTTCATGAGCAGGACATTCCTCCGATGGGTGGTCAGCCTGACATGGGGGCTGGCGGGCCTCCTATGACTCAACCCGGTGGTCCCGGCGATCCCATGGGGCAAGAACCACCAAACCAGATGTCGATGGACATGCAACCGGGAGAGGATATCACACAAGATCCTCAGTTCCCAGACATGCCCGAGGAAGAGGAGCAGGACGATTTCGAGATCTGGAAGATCAAGTTCATTAAGGAATCAATCAAAGGCGATCCGAACTCACTGATCGAAAAGATCATGCAGGTTCGTGACCGAGAACTCGATCCCCCACAACGCAAGTTTGTGGAGGACAACCTCGACATCAACTTCCTTCGACAAAACTCCAACGTCTTCCAAGCATCCAACGAGATTCGCAAACGAATCAAAAAGGATTTCGACAGAACCAACCCATCCACGTCGGTCGTCAATCACATCACCGCAGTTTTGGATGAGAGCCCGATGATGAATCAGGTCTACATCAAACTGACTGGTCTGGGTGGCGGCAAGATGGACCAACACAGAAAGTTTATCGGATCATTGGTGGGTGCTGTTCAAGTCGGCAGCGGCGGACAGAACGAGGACTTGGTGTTCGAAGAGGCCGACTACTCAATCCGTCTCTCGACTCGATTCAACTCGAAGTGGGGTGATGTGAACATCGGACGCTGGTATCTGAAAGAAGATGATCCTGATAGATTCTTGAAGGAAGCTGAACTAGATCGTTTGGAAGGTGGAAGTCCTGAAGAGAAAGACGTGCTTCGCCGACGTATCGTGATTGAGTCGATTGCGGCTCAGTTCATGGAGCGGGCTTTCATCATCAACGTGATTAGCCCAGATGGAGCAGTCCAACATTTGGGTTGGGATCTCGGCAACTCTTTGAAGGGAGCCTTCTTGGACGGCAAGCTGGTTGTTCGCACGGGCGACAATGACAACAAGGAAGCCTTCATTGATGAGGAGGGCTCAATCATCACTGTGCCTCACATGGCGATCTACTACATCAAGGAGAGTGCAGAACTCGACAGCATGGGCAAGACGAGCATTGAAGAAGTTCAATTCATGGAACACAGAGATGGGATGTTGTACCTGACGGCTCCTTTGGATTTGGTCAAGGAAGCATCTGTTTCTCTTCAAGGAATGGTTTTCAAGGAAACACTTTGGCAGGGCAACCCAACCGATCTTCTGAAGGTCCAGCGTTGCGTGCCGTCAACACCCGAGATGCTGCTGCGTCAGTGCTAAGGAGACTACATGAAAAGACGAACATTCGGCGAATTCGTGGATCGCAAAAAGCGTGAGTGCATCAAACAACTGATGACAATCAAAGAGATGTTGGCATCCAACGGCCTGAAAGTGGACAACTTCTTGACTGAGAGCGAAGACGATCCATACATCTACTGCTACAACCCGGCACGAAGCGGCAGTTTTGATGGGATTCGGATATATAAGGTTGGCAACACCATTGCCTTTCGTATTCAAAAAGAAAACGAAACCCATCCTTACGGTTCTGCCTACCAACTCCCAATTGAAGAAATGTTCCACGACTTTCTTGGCGATGGAGATATGGATCAGGAAAAGGCTGGCAAAAAAGTCATTGAATCTGTGACAAAAGAGATTCGTCGATTCTTTGATAAGAGTGCTGAAGCAGAAAGCAAAGAAAGAGAGCAGAACAGTGAAATGAACAAAGACAGTGCAGGTGCGGCACTGGTACGAACGACTGGTACTGATTACTCGGCGTTAATTTACAACAAAGCAGGCTGATGAATGGCAGGGCTCTTCGAAGATTTCAACCCGGTCCAAAGGTTGGCTTCGAACCAGTATGGGGTGAGTGTAAACAAGATCACTTCGGGTTCGTTGGTTGCATTCCATTACCCACTGAGCTACGCCACGATCCCAAATGTGATTCATGATCCATACCCAATGGTCTTAATCACAGACATCTGGCCCCGCTACATCCGAGGTGTCAACCTACATTATCTGACGTTTCCATACATTAAGAGACTTTTGACAGGTTTCGGTGGTCGCCCTTTCAACTATCAGGCGAACATCAAGGCCGACAAGTATCTGGCTAATTCGTTCAGGATGTATGTAAGGCAAGGAATTCGCCAACCAAAAAGGCTTGATACAGACTTTCTCTTAAACGTACTGGCAAGCGTTCGATCATTTGCACCGGGCGAGCTTGAGCGAATTCGGATGAACATTCAACAGCAAATCCAAAATCGACTCCAAGCCAAAGCCAGCGAACTGACTTCCTACGAACAGTGGCGAGCTTCTTTGACGGAATCTCAGAAGCGGCAACTGCGAGGCAAGGGCCTTGAAACTCAACAAGCCCTGACGGGAGGCATAGAACGAAACTTGATCTATCCAAACGAAGGTCAGGCAGGACTGAGGCCATCACCAAACCCTCCACAACCGGGAGAGGGAGGGCCGATGAGTACAGACTCGAATCTGTAACGGAGTAAGAATTGGCAATCGATAACTTAGGCAGAGACACCGGCGAATTGAATGCAAGGTCACTGCTTTCCGGCCTCAACAAACAAGTTGGCGAGGTGATGGAAACCAGTGACTCTCGTAATTCGGGGAAGATGAACGATCTCCTCGAAGCCGTGAACAATCTGTCTGATGTCATCGGTGACAACCTTAATGAATCATCCAGAGAAGCGAGCGGCTACGCCCAGCAAATCATCTCTGCTTTCGAGAACATCCACAAGAGAGAAGCTCGCCAAGATCGCAATCAATCCGACGCCTCAGCAGCTTATGCCAAGAAAGGCGTCGATCTCATTGAGCGTATCTACAAGATGGGTAAGTCCCCAAGAACCTTCTGGGTTGGTTTGGGACATCTACATCCCACTGCCGTCAGTCAGTTCCAGAAGATTCTGAAGGACTGCGGATTGTGCAGGAGCGGTGCGTCAAATGTTGCCGAGAGCATCAAAGAATCTGTGCTTCGCAGAAGTGCAGGATCAGGTGGTCGTGGCACGGGACCACTGGGAGATGTCATGAGCGGCCCAGCCGGTGGTGTAATGGGCGGCGGACCCGGTGGCATGGGATTTATGGTCGCAGCAAAGGGCATCACGGCTGCGGTTCACTTGCTTACAGCAGCATCTCAGAGATTGATGAATGCCTTCAATGTCAATGTCATGAATGCCTTCGATGGCGTCTTGTCACAAAGCAATGCGTTCCGTGAAAGAATCAGAGCTATTGTTTATGAAACGAGAGGCTTCGGTGATCTGAACAGAGATATTGAGAAACAATACACAAACATCACCGCCGCTGTTTCGGCTACAGGAGTGCAACGAGGAAAATTCCAGCAAGTCTGGGTTGGAAACCTCCAGCGAGGCTTGGTGATGGAGAATGCTCTGTCTGAAGCTGGTAAAGAATACAACAAACTCATGACTGATCGCATCAAGAAGACGATGCGAGTGCAAACGACTGCGATGCACACAGCCATGCAGCTTAACATGAGCGTCGATAACATGAACAACTTGTTCATGGATTGGCGTATGCACCTCGGCATGGGTGTGCTTGAGATCCAATCAATGGGTCGAGGGATGCAGGATGTCGCCCGTGCCACCGGACTCACTGGAGCCGAGCTTGAAAAAGCTGTCAAGGCCACCGACCAGATCATGAAGAAGATGAAGAATGCTGGTCGTCTTTCGGCTGAATCTGCCAAGGCTGTGATGGGAATGATGGCAGCGGCACAGAAGTATGGTGTCGGCGACCAAATGGGCAAGATGATGGAAGCCCTCTCCAGTCCTCGTGGGTTCCTTGAGGCCAGCAACCAGATGAAGGTTTTGTTGCTCCGTTCGGCACAATTGAGTGGCGATAACGGACTCGCCCAACGTGTGATGTTTGGTCAGGCCACAAGTGCCCAAGATCTGAACAACTTGGCAAAGGGTTTTGAAGAGAACATGCGTCGGACGCTGAAGGGCTTCGGCATCGACGATGATTATTTGAAGATGCAGCTTGGCATCGAAGGCGGTTTGGACATGACCAACTTGAGTGGCATGATCCAAGAAATGGAACGTCTCGATCCGGCCAAAGCTCGCCATCTCCAGTTGACGCTTGAGCAAGCTTATGGAATGGGCATCGGAGAAATCGAACAGTTGTCGAAGGCCATGGCTGAAGCTGCCGAAGCAAACAAGCCATTCGGCGAACGCATCGACAAGATGACGCAAGAACTCAGAGACATGGAACGAGCAGGCATGGGTGCCAGCGATGCGGCCAATGAACTCCGTGCTCGACTCCAAGAAACAAACACATCTGCTCTTCAGGATGGTTTTACTGCTTGGCAGAAAGCTATTCAGAGAAGCAATGGCGACATGGTTGCAGCCCAACGAGACTTGGAGCAGCGACTTCAGAGTTCAATGGGTCCAGAGATGGCCCGAGAATTCGCTGCAAACATTGGCGGAAAAGCGGGCGAACTTCTCGATGATTTGAGAGCAAGAGCGGCAGCACAAGGTAAAGACCTTGACGCTCTTCTGCAAAAACGTGGCTTCAACATGGCTCAAATCAAAAGAGCGATGACGAGTGGCACCGCAGAAGAGATGGAAAACGCCATGTCCATTCTGAACGAAGCTCAGCAAGAGATCGGCAGAAAGGAACGTGAAGGCCAAGATCCGATCACGGAAATCCGTGGACAGATCGTGGATATCAATAACAAGCTCGGATCGATTGCTGACAGCATTCTGTTCGCAATCCCCAACATGTTAATGAAGATCATCTTCTGGACGGCCACTATCGGCGGTGTTATTACATCGCTTTTGGCCTTCTTCATGAGCGGGGCATGGCTGGCAGGTCTCTTCAGTGGTGCTGGCATTCCCGGTGGCGGCGGCTTGATGGGAATGCTTGGCGGTGGCGGGGGCCTCATGGGAGGCGTCGGCGGCGGTGGCGGATTAGCTGCCGGTGCTTCAATTGCAGGTGCCATTGCTGCTCCAATCATGGCCCTTGTCGGTGCCGTCAAAGGATTCTCTGAGGCCGAAGAAGCTGGCCGTACCAAACTGGGCGGCACACTGTTGGGAATTCTTACAGGTGGTGCTGGAACAGGTGGCGGCTTAGTGGGAAAAATGTTTGGGACAGAGGAAGGGACTGGAGCCGACAAAGCGGCAGGCGTGGCAACTGCTGGTTTGTGGGGTGCGGGTCTTGGTGCAGCGATTGGTACTGCCATTGCTCCCGGTATCGGTACGGCCATTGGAGCCGCAATTGGCGGTGTGGTCGGAATGGGAACTCAGTTCCTCAAGATCATCACAGCAGGCACGACAATCCTTGAAGATCTGCTGCAACCATTCCAGATTTTGATCACTTACGTCACAGAAAACCTGAAGGACGTATGGGCGATCATTAAGGCAATCTTCAGCTTTGATCTCGGAACCATCATGGACAGTGTGCTCAACATCATTGGGCGGACGATCATGTTGATCCCGAGCTTGATCTGGGCTGGATTGAAGATGATCGTCATCACACTGCCTCAGTTGTTCTTCGCTGCGATCAAAGGCATCTTCGTCGATCTCCCAATGTTCCTTTGGGGAGCAGTCAAGTCTGGACTGGAGAGTTTGGCGAACAGCGAATGGGTTGGTCCAATCTTCGAGACACTCAGCGAAGCATTCAATGAAATCTATGATGGGGTCATGGCGATCTACGAGCCGATCTCGGAAGCTTTCGGGGCTATCATCGGAATCTTCCAAGAGATCGGTGAAGCCCTGTTTGGAGCGAGTGATGGCGGCACAGCCTTGGGCTTCGTGATGGATCTTCTGAAGGGAGCGATTCATGGTCTCGCCACAGTAATTGGTTGGGCTTTGAAGCCTGTCGTTTGGTTGGCTCAAGCATTCGGTGCGGTTCTTAAAACTGTCGGTTGGATTGTTGAAGGAATCGTGGCTCCGTTCAAATGGTTGTACGATGTGCTGGTTGGACACTCAATCATCCCAGATCTTGTGTTCGGTATTGTGAAATTCTTCGCCATGCTTCCGATCAGAATCTTGGAAGCTTTGGGCGAACTTGCAATTTCGATTGTTGGATTCTTCTTAGAACTGCCCGGTAAGATCTTGGATGCACTGGCAACTCTGGCTGGCAAGATCGTCGATTTCTTCTTGGAGCTTCCCGGCAAGATTATTGCCGCTTTGGGCGATCTCGCTGGGGCACTGGCTGCAAAAATCGGGGACATCATCACTGGCATTCCAATGATGCTGCTGGATGCCGCCAAGAGCGTCTTTGTTGACTTCCCATCTTGGTTGTTCGACACACTCACAGGCGGGTTGGCAGACCTTGGTACATGGATTTGGGACCACACTATCGGTGCTCTCATCAACATGATCCCTGACTGGATCAAGAACATGTTCACCGATGAGAACTCTGTCTTGAAAGACGAGGGTGGCGGCACAGTCTTGGGCGAAGCTGGAGAAACCTTGTCTGATGTTGCTGGCGGTGCTGGCCGCATGACTCTCGGTGCGGGCGGCAAGTTGCTTGAAGGCGACGTGTTGGGAGCGGCTGGCGAAGTTCTCGGCGGCGCAAAAGATATGGTAGTAGGTGCCGTTGACGGCATCATCGATACCGGTGCGGCTGTGCTTGATGCTGTGAACCCGTTCAACTGGTTCGATGCTGGATCGAGAGAGATTAAAAACACCGGTGTCGCCATGGTTCACGAAGGCGAAATGATCATCCCGAAGGATATTTGGGAATCGATTACCGCTGTCGGTGGTGGCTTTGGTAGTGGGGGCGGAATCACAGATGCCTTTGCTACCTTGCTCAATCCACTGGGAATGATGGGAGGCGGCGGCTTGTCTTCGATCTTCAATCCGGTTGGTTTGATCGGAGATGCAATGACGGGAATCGGAAGCGTTGTGTCCGGTGCGGTTGACATGCTGAATCCGTTCAATTGGTTTGGCGGCAACGAAGATGTAGCCGAAGCACTACCTGAAGAAACAGCGGCAGCAGTAGGCTTGTATGATTATCTCGATATCGCAATCGACGCCTTGATGTCAATTGCTGGCTCTAACGAAGCAATCGCCGAGAATCTCGGTGCTTTCTCCCCAGAAGCTCCAACAACAGCTTTAGAAAAGGGCATCGAAGAGAAAGCATCTGATTCTGATAGCGGTTGGCTTAGTTCTGTGTCTGACATGATTTCTGGTTGGTTCGGCGAACCTGCTGGAGACATGTTCGATGACATCGTGGCCGACTTGGAATCTGCTTTTGGGTTCAAGTCTGAGGCTGACAAGAAATCTCCGGTCGCAGATGCAGGCAAGGGTTTGTACTACGACATGAACAACCCAATGATGACTGCATTCAATGCGATCACCAACCCTGTCGGAGCAATTGCATCTGGAATCGGCAGCCTGTTTGGAATTGGCGGCAGCGGCGGTTCAATAAGTGCAGGGTCGGGACTCAATTACAGAGACCAGATGAAGGGAGAAGTTTCGGCTTCGACAATGACTCTGGGTGCTATGGAACAAAGGCTTGCTAGTGAGAAGGCTGGTTCTGAAGGAAGTGGCACGGGAACCGCCATGGGCATGAGTGGTGTGGAGGGTTTGCTGCATGAAGAGGTTACTTTGATGGGAATGATGTACGAAACACTTGAAGCAATCAAATCCAACACCAGCAGCAAACCGAGACCGAAGGTTATCGATGCACCGGGTGCTGGAAACAGACCACCTCACGCTCAAGGTGTGAAATCAATCGCAATGGATTATGTAAGAGGTTACTGGGATCTGACCACGGGCGATTACGCACCGCCAGCAGTCACCAATGACGGACGAGGAGGCAACTAATGGCCCAACAACATAAAGCAACAAACACCGGTAGTCTAAATCGGATTGAAGATTGTTATCTTACAATTCCCGGAGCAGGTACTATCATAATGAACAACCTGCCAGACATCTCTGATTCTAAAGGGGCTGTCTACAACAACGAAGCGATCATCGGTCGTTCTTTTCCGTTGTACACATATTCGCATTCGGCAGATCGAACGATCAGTATGCAAATGCACTTTTTCGTCGTTGATCCCAACGATGTATTTCAGAACTTAAACTATCTGAGATGGATTGAAAGTGCCGTGTATCCCCGTGAAGGCGGAAGCATCGGTGCCCCATTCATTCCACCTCCTGTGTGTCAAATCAAGTGTGGAGAACTTTTGGCTAAGGAGCCACTTTGTGTGGTTCTACAGTCTTATAGTGTGAAGTTTCCTACAGAAGTAGCGTGGGCACTAGATCCTCAGCCTGTCTTCACTCCATTTCGATTTGACGTGGATACACAATGGTTGACGGTTTATACCTCGCCGGATCTTCCGTTCCAGAGCAGGATTGTACAGACAGGAAGGTAACATGGCTGATATTCCAATTGAAATCGCAAACATTAGAACAGAAACAATTGTAGCCCCTCAGAGCAGATACACCAAGCAGAACGTGATCTACTATGGCGAGAATCGGTTTTTGACCTTTGACACATATCTGCGTGTTCCTTATGTACCAGAAGGGAATGAGCAGGTGATGTTGGTTAGCAAAGGTGTGGAGTACAGACCAGATCTAGTTTCTTTTGACGTATATGGGTTCCCCGATGCTTGGTGGAACATTCTTGAAGCCAATGGCATGAAGGACGTATTTGAGTTTAAGGCCGGAAGAACAATCATGATTCCGAACCGAGTGGGATGATATGGCTGGATGTATTGAGACATACCAAAGCAGTTGTGTTAAGAAATTGCCGGAACCGGGCGAGACGCTCGCTCCATGGGTACAGATCACCATTCAAAATCCATCGGCTGGCGCAGGGAGTGGTGGCTCGATTACGGTCGGCAATCGTTCTTTCCCTTCAAACCCTCACACTGCCGTCATCAAATCTTTTGAATTCGGCAAAGCCGATTCCTTGAGTTGCCGTGTGGTTGTCCATGACGAACAAGGCGGAAGCTTTGTGAAATTCGCCGAAGCACTTCTTAAAGATTACAAGTGTGCCAAACCTCCATTCAATATGAAGGTCGAATGGGGTTGGGTGAAAACAAACTGTGGTGCGCCAGCGTCCCCCAGACTCTCCAAGCCTGCCTATATGATCGTAGGTATGATGGAGACCAACTTCACTGGAGGAAAGTTTCAATACGAGATCACCGGAACAGAAGTGTTTTCTTCTGGTCAGGAAGGTGGTTCAGAAGAAGTGATTGGCGGTGACGGAGATGAGGGCGTTTATCTTAGAGATGCCATTGAACAATATCTGACCGAAGAACCACCACCAATCGTTGGCAAAGTGAAATTCTGTAAGGTTGTTCGAGGAAACTGTGTTCCTGTTGCTTTTGAGGAAGGAGAGAAGACCTCAGAAAATGGTCGCTCTGCTTCTTGGAAAGGCCCGAAAGGAAAGTGGCAGTGTCAGGGTCAAGATAAACTGCGAACAGTGGTTCGTTGGTTGGAAGGATGGCGCAGCGAAAACAAGAAGGCGTTTGTTCCGTTCTACAACGACGAATCCGCTGATGGCGAGGTGATCTTCTGGGAAGATCCAAAGCCTCAGTGTAGCCAGAATTCCCCCGACGAAGGATGTGTGGGTTTTTACCTAGTCAACGGCGGCAAAGAGAGCCCGGTGATTGAGTTCAATCCATCCTTTAAGTGGGACTTTGCCATGCTCACCAACGTCGGTGGTAACACGTCTGTTCAGACTATTGATCCTACAGACAATAACGCAAAGACAAAAGGACGAGATGAATGTCCTACTTTGTCACGAACGGGAAATCCGGGTGCTGGTCATGGTATGTCAACACCACAAAGCGAAAACCACGATAACCGGTTCGGACAAGGCGGAACCGAGAAAAACAGAGAAGCTCAAGATGCAATGTTTCGAGCTTTAAGGCCAGCCGACATGATCGAGGCCGATCTGGTGTTAGTCGGAGATCCATCAATCCATCCTCTGACACATTACCAGAAGCCAGTTTCAATTGCTTTCATCAATCCATTTCACTTGTTGGGAGCGAGCAATGCTGCCTTCGGGGGAGCAACAGATACATCGGGAATTGGTTCTTGTGGAGAGTGGTTGGCACTTCCATTGTGCAACCCTGTCTTAAGCAACGACAAATGGCAAATCAAATCAATCACACATCGAATCGAAGCTGGGAAATATACTACTACTCTAAGAGTATATCTCGCCGTGCCCGGCGTGGACCTTGATACAGGTCAGAATCTTGGCGGATCAGCATTAGGATGGAAACCTCCTGCGGGCTGCCCGTCATAATTAAGGGGGACCATTGACGACTAATCCATTACGAGGGACCGATGTTCCTATCGAAGATCATGTAACTCACATGGCCGAACGAATCGCCGAACTTGAGCGAGTCGTTACGATGATCGGATACCACTCGAAAGCTTCTAAGAAAAGAAGATTCAAGAGCAAGAAGCAAGCCTCTGTATATTGGGGTTTCAACCGTGCTTTCTGCGTAGAAACTGTGGACCCATGGAAGCAGAATCGGGTTCGTTTCTATCATCCGATGCTTCATGATCCCGAGACAAAACTGCTCGACCTTCCATTTGCCAATGCTGTATCGGCCATGGGAGGCTTCGATGATTGTGGGCTGAACTGGGTTCCTCCTGCTGGTTCGACCATCGTGCTGTTTTTCGAGGGTGGACACCGTGATGCTCCCTTCTATATGGGAACAGTCTGGCACAGACACCGTGGACCGGGCGGCGGCAAGCACCCATTCCCGAGCCGTGAATGGGATAGCGTCTACCGTGGGCACCGAAAGGGTTACTTCTTGGGGCCGGGTGGCGATCCCAACAGTGAAGATCAGGTTCTTCCACCATGGAACACCGAGAGCTACAACGGCTATGACATCGATGACATTCGGGAATTCACAGAAGATCCTCAAGAACAACGACGAGTGACCTACCCGAACATCTATGGCTTCAAGACTCCTGAGAAGCACATGTTCAAGATGGTCGATGGAAACGCCAAGTGTAATCGCAGATGGAAGCGTCTGGAGATTCAATCGGGCTGTGGCAACTACATGGTCTTCAAAGACGATCACCTTCATTATGGGGGTCAGTGGGCACATCCTTCGTGTCCTCCAACACCGGGTGGCGCAGGACTTGATGTTTGCTCGATCCACAATGACGGCAATCCGGGGCCATTCTTTACAGACTTTCACGGAAAGCCCATTGAAGGCAAAGCATTGTGCGAACCCGGATGTGCCAATCCAGAAGGTGTCCAGTGTAGCAAGATCTTGGGCGGACACAGCAGTACGCCCGGTTTGCCGCCTGACAATCCAACCAAATATCACGAAGTACAATCGGGTGCCAACAAGTTCTTCAAACACGAAAACGAATGTCGCCCAGTTAAAGGGCCGGGCACGCCTCAGAACAACAAGTTGGATTTGCCACAATCTGGCATCCAGTTCTTGTCGATCAGCGGTCACACGATGGTTATGGACGATTCGGTCGAAGAGCCCAAGGGTATTCCAGAGTGGGAGCGATCCACCAAAGCTTTTGACTTCGGATGTAATGACAAGTATCTCGGCGTCTTCTATATGAAGTCGGCCACCGGCCACTCCTTCACCATGAGCGATGTGGAAGAATTGAGCCAACTTCGAGGCAAAGACAACTACGTCGAATTGAAGTCGGCCAGTGGAAACAAGATTCAACTGAACGATCATACGATTGGTGCCCCGGATTGCCCCGGCTGCCCACCGAATATCGCAGGTGAGGAGCGTGGCATTCATCTGGAGAGCACAAGCACGCACAGAATCAAGATGATCGACCATCTTAATGAACAGTGTGCTCCTTGCCGCAAAGAGGGCGGAACTCCAACACCAAAGGCTACCAGAGCTTACATCCAGATCAGATCGGGATACGGTCTGGAGATGCGATACAACGACGACTTCTCACAGCAGGAGACCCAGCAGCAGTGGATACAAATTTTGCATCCACAGTGCGTGGACCCGAACACAGATGTTTATTGTAACTCCTGCGAGAGTGCGGAGTGTCGTGGGCCTCACTTCCTGAGATTCCAAGGGCGACCCAAGGGAACTCCGGGCGTGGTGTTCTTGCGAGCGGGCGGACATGCGATCCGGCAGACTTATGATATGGATATCGTTCTGGTGGGCGACAAGGAAAAGAACCCATCAGACAAGTTTACTTATGTTTCCAAGAAGTTCATCACTTCTGCGGAAGACATTCACTTCAGGTATTCTGGAGAACTACACATCTTCTTTGCGGAGAAACAGATTCTCCTGATGGCTGGTCGAGACTGTCCACCGCCAGAAGATGATCCGACCGGATGTAAGGGTCCGTGCCTATATAACGTAATCGTGGCTCGTTGCCCAGTCATCTGTCCTCTCACTGGTATCCTACACTGGACCGAGAAGGCAGCCAGCGAGCGTGTGTTTGCTTCGGCATACCATCCATGTCAGGTGCCTTGCGGCGGCGGCGATTGCGGCAGTTATTTTGCTCGAATGGCAGCAGCGGGCGATCCGCCAGAGTGTCTGGAGCAGAATAGCGGTTTCGGAATTGACACAGGAGCAGGGACAATCTAATGGCAAAAGCAAAGTTTCTAGGACTGCAATACCCGTTGGTTAAGACGCCCAGAGGCATCTTAGCCCAGAAAAGCGGCGTCGATCAGATCAAGGCGGATTTGTTGCAATTGCTTCTGACGAACCCCGGCGAACGTGTCATGTTGCCCACATATGGAACGCCTTTACGGGAATTGTTCTTCGAACAGAATGACAGATCACTGGAGTTACAGGCCAGAAATATGATCGCCAGTGCTATTTTGAGATGGGAGCCCCGAATTGTCGTTCAGAACATCACTGTTCAAGCCGGGTTGGACAGAAACGACAGCCGATTACACCCAGATGATTCTCAGGACGAAGTTGAGAGCATCTTAATGATCAGCATTGAGTTTGTGGACCCAGAAAACATTTCGGAAGTTGAAGAACTTGTTCTTCAAGTCCCTGTACAGAGGTAATGATGGCTTACAAGAACTGCCCTTTCGAGGTAACACCTTACGACACATCCAACTTGGTCAAAACGCCAAACTTGGTCAGTCTGAACTACACCAACCAAGACTTTTGGTCGATGAAGGCACGTCTGATCGATTTCATCAAGGAAAAATTCGCTGAGCAGTTCAACGACTTTGTGGAATCAGACTTGGCGATCATGTTGATTGAGAACTGGGCATTCGTCGCAGACACTCTTTCCTTCAAGATCGATCAGATCGCCAACGAGATCTTCATCGACACTGTGACTGAGGTGGACAATGCCTTTCGTTTGGCGATGTTGGTTGGATTCCGACCAACACCTCCAATTGGGGCACGCTCGCTATGGTCGGCCACCATCACGAATGTTTTGGAAACCGACATGGTGATCGACGCACCAGTTTCGATTCCCATCACAACAGAAGAAGGCCCCAAAACGATTGAGTTGTTCCCCGCCGATGCAGACAACAATCCAATTTTTGGACAGTCCATCATCATCCCTGCGGGCAGCTTCTTGAATACTGGTGTCGTTGGTGTGGAAGGCGAAACGAGAGTTCAAGTCCAGATTGCCACTGGTGAAATCAACCAGTCGGTCGCATTGAGCTTCGGCCCAGTGATCCAGAAATCAATACGAGTCAAAGTGGATGGCGTGGAGTGGACCCAAGTTCCTTATTTCACAGACTCGCAACCTCGTCGAGAATTCCGAGTTGAATACGACCCCAACTACAACGCCTTTGTGATGTTCGGCAACAGCCGGGCGGGAATGATCCCGTCTTCTGGTTCTAACATTCAGATCACCTATCGGGTCGGCGGCGGCGTTTCTGGGAACATCGTGACCGGATCTGTAGAAATTCAGAGAAACTACATTGTGCCGGGATTCGACTTCCGTGTCCCAGTAACCTTCAGAAATTACACCAGAGGTGAGTTCGGTTACGCTGGCGACACAATTGATGACATCAAACGTAAATTGCCGCCATGGCTCAGAACACAAAACCGTGCTGTGACGGGCGACGACTATGAAACGCTGGCAGATCAATTTGTGACGGAGTTCAATGGGCAGATTGGGAAATCCAAAGCGGCCCTGAGAAATTACGGCTGTGCCGCTAATTTAATTGATCTCTACATCCTATCCTTGGATGGCGAAGATGGCCTGCAAGAAGCCACCGATGGCTTGAAGAATGAACTGGCTGATGAATTGGATTCCAAGAAGATGATCACAGATACCGTCTGCATCAGAGACGGCATCATCATCGAGACCGATGTGTCTATCGACTGTGTTCTCGACAAGTTCTATCGAAAGTTCGAGGACGAGATCGAGATCAGAATCCTCAGAAGAATGAACTCGTTCTTCTCTTTGAACAACTGGGATTATGGGAAGCCGTTGCGATCCATTGATCTCGTCAAAGAATTGTCTGATATCAAGGAAGTTCGGACCTTTGAAATCAATTTCATCACGGATGATCCTGACAACTCGGGCGAACTGGTAACGACTAAGTTCAACGAGATCATCAGACCGGGAACACTAGAAATCAATTTTGTGTATGAGTAATGGCACTTAAGAAGATAACCGAAAATCCGAAGATCACCGACACCATCCTTTTCGAGATCGAAACGCCCGATGGGGATGATTGTTTTGTAAGTGATCCATACAAAGTAGACAGTGTAATCGTGTATTACATTGAACGGGATTTTCTCGGCACGAACTTCGGCGATTACGATGTCCTCGTTCAAGACGCCGATCTGGTGGCTGCTGTAGAAGCAGCTAAGGCTGCTGTGTGTGCCGATCCCAGCGAGGCGAATCTTCAAGAACTCACGGAAGCCGTCAACAAGCTTGAATCATCGCAACAAAAGAACACCTACTACTACAAAGATCGAGTGGCGGTAGAAGTCTTTGGGAATTCCAGTTTCCCAGCGTGGCTATCCACAGACACCGACAACTCCCCCATGGTCAAGGTGGAAGAGGATGAAGACGGTAATCCTTTGTATGGTCATTTCACTTTAGAGTGGATGCCGCAAGGAAAGGTCAGAGAAGGCGACTACATCGTCTGTTGGACTTGGACCCCATTGGCAGCAGGCGAGAAACTTTCGGCCCACACGCCGTTCTCGATCAGCGGCGACCCAAAAGCTGTCACCACGATCCCAACGCACATTACGCCAGACGGCAAGTACGACACATTGTTGGAACGCTATCTCCCCGAAATGTACAAGGCGGTTTTGTGTGAGGGAGACCTGACCCCCGAAACAACTTTGAGGTTCAACCGAGCCGTGGCGGAAGGGTTCACATTCATCGAAGATTTTGCGAATCAGATCATCGACTTGTTCGATGCCAATGCTTTGCACGAATCGCTGTTGATGTATCTGTCGAATTTGTTCCACCTGAAGTTGAAGTCCGACGATCCGACATTGTGGCGGCGTCAAATCAAAGAGGCCGTGCCATTGTTCAAAAAGAAAGGCACGCTCTCAGGTCTACAGGACGCTTTCGCACAAGCTGGGATGACTCTCGACAAATACACACAGTTTTGGCAACTGGTGTCTCCTTACACATGGCAAGAGTCGTTCAAGGTTGAAGGGTCGGCAATGTGGATCTTGGAGAAGGACAACATTGTTCTTCCCATCAATACTACAAATTTTGGACTGTGGCTTCGACGAGCGGGCACCGATACCTACACGCCGCTAACAGCAGACTATGTTGATTTCCAGATCGAAGAGGATTCCTGTCAAGTCAAGATGATCTGGATTGGCGACGAACTCTCTGTGAACCCGGTGGTTTTGAACACGGGGGATTTTGTCAGAGTTCTCTACGAATACAACGATGTGCCGGATGTTTCTGCTCAGACTCTTGAGGAGTACATTCGAAACTTACCATTGGCCGATCTGCGTGACGAGGCCGATCAGGATTATCCGCCGAAAAACTGGAATGTACGAGTTATTGATGAAGAAGACCCGCTCTTCGACATTCTGATTCCTGTGCGCCATCCGTTCCATGATGCACTGATTTTTGGATACATCCGAACGGAGTTTCCATACGGCGAAAACATCTACAACATGGAAGAGTACAACGGCAGCACTCGACCTGCCTTCGAAGCGTGCTTCATTGACAAAGATTTCATTGATCCATGTGGGTCGTGTCTCGGATCGAAGTACAGCGTCGATGTCAGTGTGGAGGCCCTGTCGAATGACCGGATGATTGAGTCACAGGACATTCTCCGGGAATACATGCCGTTTCATGCCCAGTTGCACTCAATTAACTTCACTGGCGATGTGGTGGAATTTGTCACATCTCCGGTGGAAGACATCGATTTGTTGATCACGATTGACCGTACAGAAAACCATCTTTCGGGACAAGCAAATCCGTTCTTCCATAGGGTAATGGAGGGCGGATTGGCAGAATGGATCATCGACAGAGAAGACCTGACAACTAAGACAACGGTGCTCTCTGGAAAATTGGGAACCGGCTATAACAGCAACATCATCGTGATTTCCCCAGATGTGATTCTTGAAGACTTAGGAGTCTACCCACTCGGACAACATATCTTTGAAGTTCTGAGTCCTTCCGCAAATGCGGGAAACTATAAGATCAAAGACATCTCGGGCCATATCGCCGTGGTAAGTTCTGCCGTCACAGAACCATTGGACGAAAGCCAATTCACGTTCAGACTGTCGAACATCACTTACGAAAGCCCGAACCCAGTTTCGATTCTTCAGGCTGACAAGTTCATATTCACAGATGACAGCCAAAGCTTTTCGGAGATCGGTGTCAAGGGAACGTGGGATGTGAACAATGTGCCCGATTACACGGGCGGTGCTTGGGAAGTGTCAATTCCGTCATTGTCGGCAACGCCATATGTGGTTGAAAACGTCATTGGCGATCAATTGATTCTTACAGATGATGGATCGCTCCCAGTCTCAGGAACATTTACTTACACACTGTATGATGATTCGTCAAACGCAGTCCTGAGCAGCACCACTGGAGCTTTGGCGAGCGAGAAGCGGGGGTTAGTAGATCTGAATGACCCCAACATCATCAATCGAGACGAAATCTTCCAAATCGGCGACTTCTTATACTACGACGGAACCGAGTATGAGATCATTGAGTTTACTGGCACCGACAGTTTCTACATTTACGGATGGGTAGATGGAGATGTGGCCGGGGCCGACGTAGAGACTCGACGCCGTTTGGTGAAAAGTTCTGTGGGCCAGTTTGGTTACAGAGGTTTGGAACTGATCACATTCTCTGATCATGAGGCTGAGTTCGGCATTGTCAACGGCGAAAACCCGCCGAGCATCATCACCGACAACAACCTTTTCAAAGAGAACTTCATGTTCTTAATCAACAACCAATTCTTCCGCATCCTTGAGTGGGACGGGGTGAATGTCAAATTGGCAGGCCGAGAACAATCATGGACCACACTGACAGCGGGCGGCACCGTCCTTGCTTACAGTCTGGTGCAATTTACAAAGAATCAAGTGAACGTCCAATTCATTGTGTTCGATCACCTAGATAGAGATGGGCACGACCCCATCATTCGCACCATCGAAGACCTTACGGATATGAATCAGGCGATTGTCGCACTTTCGTCTGGCCCGTCCAGCGGTGTGCAAGAGCAGGTGGGACAAGACGAAAGCATCTCTTTCGTGATTGAGACAAGCAGCGGACAGATTGAAGAAGGTGAGATATGATCCAAGAACAACTCCAGACAAGGGGTGATGTCGAAATTATCGCAGAATGGAAGGATGGTAGGAAAGAACTGTTAGATGTTCGGAACACAATTCTTCTGACTGGCCGACGTGCTCTGGCACTGGGTCTGGCGAATGCCATTGGTGACGCCTTCGAGTTCTATATCACTCGAATGTTGTTCGGCGATGGCGGCACCAGCGGTGGCGAAAAGCGTTTCGTGAATGCGAACCGAGATGGTTTGTTCGGTGTGGTAAAGGTGTCGAAGCCTGTCCTATCGAACATTGACAACTCGATTCCCACTCAGGTCATTCTGACATCTGTATTGGCCTATGATGAGGCTGTGGGCATTACTCTGAATGAGATGGCCCTCCAGATGGCAAACGGTGATTTGTACAGCATGACGACATTTCCTGACTTGAACAAAACAGAAGACATGCAGATTACGTTCAACTGGCGGTTGAACTTCATCTAAGATTTCGGGGGCGTTTTGGCTAAATACCATAGAAAACACGCTTCCCAAAGAGGTTGGATAAATGCCACGCATTGAATTGATTGATCCAGTATATTACGCTCCCAACGATCCGATCCATTGGGAGATCGACAATCTGCCCTTAAAGAACATCATCCGTCGCCAAGAACTCATCAATTTGGCTTTGGATGGGGCTTTGGAGCAGATGCGGGATGCCATCGGCACACAGGGATCTTTCGCCAACCGCCTCAACCAGTCTCTCAATGCTGACGGTAGCCTTAAAACAACCGCCATTGATGAAGCCCTTCATAGCATTGAAGAGCACCAAGACACAGACAACTATGTTCGAATGACCAAAGATCAATCGGACAAACTGGATCTTATCGCCAGCGAAGCTACAGATTTGGCCTTGCATATTTCAGCAGATGGCAGTAGTTTTATAACATTCGATGGCGGGGTCGTGAAGCTTGTTCCTTCAGACACAGTTACGCCCAGCATTGATGCACCAAACATCTTAAAGCTGCATTTGGCGTTTCCGGCTTCGGCGGCACATCAGCATTTCTACAGCCTTACGCCTGTGGATGTTGACACACTCGATCCTGATTACATCAATTACAAAGTAAACTCGGTCTCGTCTCCCTACATTGACGGGTCTCTCCGAGTTTTCATCAACGGAGTGAGAATCTTCGAAGATGATGCCGTCTATGTTCCGGGCAATCTGGTAGACGACCCTTGGACGCTCCTTTCCTATACGTCCGACGCCACCAGCGGAACATTCGCTTTGTCACAAGCGATCTCAAGCGACGACATCATCAAAATTGATTTCGATATCTCCTTCGTGTAAAGCGAGGAAAAACATGGAAGTCGATCTAGGCTTCATCATCTTATGTCCCGACAGGAACATAGGAGGATTGAAGAATACTTACGGTTCCATCAACTACCACTCATACAACAGGGATGCTATATGCGTGGTCGGCAATGATGCGACACCAACAGACATCAAAGAAATGAAGGAGATTTGCCCGACCTACAAGGGCAAGGATACCATCACCAGCCTCATAAACACAGGGTTCCGCCATCTTAAACATGAATGGGGTCTCCTGCTGTTCGGCGGAAGCCGAATCCCTATCTTCTTAGAAAGAAGAATATCCTCTTTTACCAAGAATGAAGAAGACATCTTATTCCCAGTCGTAGAAAAGAGATACGACTTTGTAAGCGGCTCGTTCAACGGCGTCTTAATCAATAAGAAGTTCTTCAAGAAAGTTGGCAACTTCCCTGACACACAGATGGAAAAGGCCGGAATGAATGACTTCGAAATGGCAAAGTTGTTATGGGCTCTTGACGCACACGAAAAAGGTGCTATATTTAAGGGAATTGTCGGAATGAGAATCATCTAGGAGGGCAGTTGCCAGAAGTACGCAACTGGGTTGTTCACATCAAGGACGTTGAGACCGGGCACCACATCATAGAACCAGTGGTAGCATCTAAGATTCAGGTCTCATATGAACAATGGTCGCAGGAAATATCCACTCTGAGGGGCGACGTATTTCAAGTCGCCGGGCCACGCACTGGCTCGATCAGGATGGAATTCGACCTCTTCAACGACAACTACAGGATGTTCACGGCGTTGTGGGATAATGCTCCACAGCGAGCAGACATTCAAGTTAATCCGAGGGACAACGATCAGAATAATGGCTACAGCCGATGTGTTCTTAGATCGATGAACTTCGACCCCGCACCTGCCCCAGACTGGAACGATGTACTCGTTCTGGAGTGGGTCTTCATGAACGCAGAAGCTCAAATCAACGTACCCAGAGAACTCCAAAGTGACTATGTGTCACCTTGGCAACATGCAATGGGACGACTTGGCCGAAGAAGACGAATTGAACCAGTACAAAAATTGGACTGGCGAGTATCAGGCTTTTGATCTTCGCCGTTCGATGTCCTTCCGCACAAGCACCCACTCATCACTCAAAGGTTTCTGGCCCGAGTTCAAGGCGACCAATTCGGCCACAACATCCTCGACACTTTGATAGACGTTTGATTGCTTGATGGCTTCTTCTGGGTCGTCTGTCTCGATCTTATCGATGACATCGAAGAGCCAGCGTGGAAGGTTATAGAGAGAATTCTCACAGATGAAGAAGTTCGGCTTGTGCTGGCCTTCTCCCAGATAGACCTCGTTCCCGGTTCCCCACTGAGGCACACGAGGATCGACGACTGTGACGAGAAAGTCTGAAATGTCCACGAATCGCAGATCGTACCTTCGGTACTCGTGAACGTACTCCTGAAGCTCCCTGAAACGTCCATCACGCTGAAGTTGTTCTTGAACGGCTTTGTTCTCGCCGATCTTGATGTCCTCGCCACCGGGTTTGTCTGTGGGATCAATCAAGTCGATATCAAGACCCGCTTCACGGATCAACTTAATGAACTTACGCCGCCATTCTACGCCGTGGTCGGCCACGAATTCCATTGGGCCGCTCAAATAACCACAGGCACCATCAAGCTTTCCTGACATTTGGAGTCCTCCTTTACTCTACTAGAACAACAGCATCCCAGAATGAGGTGAATATGTCAACAGAAGTAAATGCCGAACTGCAAGAACTCATCGTCAAGGCCGACGAAATCTTAAAGAATGCAGATCTCCCAGATCGCCATTCATTCTTTCAGATCGAAAAATTCATCATTGGCAAGGAACCCACAGTTCACGCCCAATTGTGGCAGATTGTACGGGAAATCCAAGCAAGAGTCGAGACCTTCGATTCCTTACAGAAGCAACTGGAGGACGCCGAGGATAATCTGGAACTGATGGATATCCAGATCCAGAAAATGGCCCGAGAAGTCCGCTTGCTTTCTGAAAGGGCAGAAATCATGACGGACCTAGAAATCCAAGAGCGAGAGATAAATATCAGAAAGCTCGAACGTGAGAAAAAGGCTCTCATCCGATCTGCCAAGAAGGTGCGGCACAAGTTTAAGTCGCTATTGGAAGAATTGTCCTTCCTAGTGGTGGGATATGAGAAGATCGTCGCCAACAACGGCGACCTAAAGCCATTCGATGACGATCAGGCTCAAAGAGAGATGTGGAATGAGAAACTCTTGGAAGAATTCAATCTGAGAGTGATCTTGCAACGGCCTCTCGACCCCGAATTTGTGAAAACGGTTCTATGTTTGGGTGACGAGGCTCCGGTTAAGCAGCACGTCACAAAGATGATTGATCAAGTTCAGAGAAAGATGATCGAGCAAAAGAAGCAGATAGAACAACACGTTGAAACCAAGGTGAAGCAGAGGGGAGAGTAATGGCAGAACGCATTTCAAGTCTGGATGTCGGATATCAGGCGGGAGACCTTTCTTTGTTTCCAGTCGCACTGGATGACAAAGAGACCCTTTATGAAGCAACCAACAACGCCAGCACCACCTTGAAGCAAACTCTGGCATTCAACAGCAAAGCCATTATCGTCGAAGACACTTCTGGGTTCCCCGACAATGGACAACTACGAATTGGCCCGCCTCCCGGAGTTCCCGGTGAGTATGAACTCGTCGCTTATGGTAAGAGAACAGCCAACACGTTCCAACAACTACAACGAGGTTTCAAGGGTTCCAGAATCAACCAGTGGCCTGCACGCAAAACTTGGATTTCGAATGCTGTGGCCTCCGAGCACCACAATGCCATCAAAGATGCCATCATCAACCTTGAGGTCGATCTGGGGCTCAAGAAAGATCCAGATCCAGAATCACTGAATGGTATCCTTAAGGCTCAAGAGGTTCGATTCCTAGCACCGAAGCCGCTGTTTCGGGCTTACCCGATCAAAGGTCCGCCGCCCTTACAGGTGAGATTCCAGAACTTTACTACCGGCCACATTGCTCGATTCCTTTGGGATTTTGGCGATGGCGGCACGTCACTCGAACGCAGCCCGATTCACACATATCTCACAGAGGGCGTTTATACGGTGAAACTCAATGTGGTAACAACCACAGGAGCACAGGGAATTGCAACGAAAATCGAATACATAGTTGTAGATGCCGACGAGGCATTGCCCTTCTTCTATGTGGATTCCGTGGACAATCCATACTCAGTGCAAACAGCCACAGCCCTGAGCGAAAGTCCCAAAGAGTTTCGCTTCATCGATCAATCAGATGGCGACATCGTTCAGCGTAACTGGATTTTTGGAGATGGCGACACCTACACAGAAGAAGACCCGGATGTTCATGAAATCACCCACATCTACCAAGAGCCGGGTGAGTACGTTGTGACAGAATTGATTCAGTTCAGCACAGGAAGATTGAAACGGGTGGAACTCCCAGAACCGTTAGTTGTATTGTAAGGTAAGAAATGGCAATCCCAACAGCACCACTGTATCCAGATCAATTCGACAATGATACAAACTTGTATCATGTCCACGACTCCATCAGACTTCGGCTGCGTGAAGATTTCAATCCGGGCGATACTGTCGTCAAGGCTTTTGGCGATCCCTTTGTCATTGCTCGAATGCCAGAGAGTGGGCGAATCACGCTCACAGAACAATGCAGCGAATTGGATACTCGTGCTGTGTCTTACCATTACACCACATTCGACCCACTGAATGTGGAATTCAGCGGACTAACAGTCTTGCCGGGATTCACAGAAATCGCCAAACCCAAGAGTATCACAAACGTCACCATCAATGTGATGGCCGACGACCATAACAACATCAAGGATTCGCTGATCGCCATCCAAGAGTTTGCTGGAGTAAAGGGCACAGAAGACAAAGAACCATTCGGTGAAACTCTTGAAGGTCGCATCAATTTTCTGCGCCGTCTCGTGTTGCAACCGAAGGCTTGGTTTACCTCAGATATTCGTACAGGCAATGTCCCGCTCTGTGTTGAGTTCAAAGAGCAGGCATTTCGTCTGGGAACTGATGGAAACACTGGGACAATCAAGTACACTTGGGACTTCGGCGATCAATCTTCGATCATCTCAGTTTACAGTACCATCAGCGTCTCTGATGCAGTCCCGAACAATAGCGTCGATGTGTTGGTGAGGGACACAGATGGTGGAACCGTTAAGAAGTGCTATTACCAGCCGGGCCTTTACACAGTGAAGCTGACTGTGGAGAACGATTTCGGTTCTGATACCGTCGAGTTCCCAGCTTACATCAATGCCAAGGTTAAGGCTCCAGAGGACGCTATCATTCGTTTCATCGAAAACACCTCGAACCAAGACGCTACGCCGGGCGTGCCTCCGAATGGGCCATTTGAAACTCTGCCAAAGATTCGATCTCCAATCAATACACTGATTCAGATTGAAATTCAGGACGGTGAAAACCCTGCTACGCCGGGCCGAAGTTTCGGTGGCGAACCATTGGACGAACTGGGCAACGCACTCGATCCAATCACCAATTACACATGGGAGTTGGGCGACGACCTTCTGCATCCAAACTCTCCTCTCACCAAGGCTTCTTACAGTGTTGGTGGAATCTATGACTTGAAACTGCGTGTGGATACACAATTCGGTGCTTACAGAATTACCACCTACGAGGATAGCATTGACATCATCGAGAACACAAACCTTTGGTTGTGGACATTCACGACGGCATCGACTGTGCGAGCCTACGAGTTCGGTCTGATCAGCGAAACATTCAAGTTGACCCCGGCAGCCACACTGACGGTAGATCGCAACGACGACTTCTTGGCAAACGCAAACAACTCCGATCAACAGATCACGGAGTTCCTGAGAAACTCTGCTCTGGCCCCGAGAGGCACCTTGTCTTCTGGGCAGGGCGGCACAACCATGTTGTATTGGGCCAGCGGTAGAAACGAATCAGACCCGGCTGCCAGCGAAGTCATCAATGTTGTTGAGTATGACGGATTCGGTGGTGTTTACATCAATCGCTCGCCGATCACAAGACAATGGAACTGGGCGCATCTTGCATCGCCAAGCGGCTTCTCGTACTTCATTTTTGGAGACATGCCAACTCGTGCCCCAAACACTTCGCTCACAAATACAAACAAGCAGACTTTCACGTTGGCGGACTTTACCACCAGCAGCACGGCCTTGTCAGACGGAAACTACCTGAATGGGGCCATTGAACTAGAACAAAATCCTGCGGTATTCGATGGTGCAGGCGAATCCATTTATGGACACTTCAGCGTCTACAGAACCGGTTGGAAGGACCAAACAGGGTACATCTGTAGAAATGACGGTGTGGGACCGTTCTTCCGAATCAAGAGCTTTTATCGTACAGAAGGGTTGGTTGGAAATCCGTTCGTCAACATTCGAAAGATGCAAGACATTCAAGGCCCAACGAAGCTGAATGGGGAATTGGTGGATCTTAGCGAGGGCATGTATTTCTTAAGCAACTCTGGCTCCGTCTCGCAGTTCGATGATCTTGCCGAGGTTTGGTCTACTGGTGGTCCGGGAGCGAACTCGTTGCTGTATCGGTCTCTCCAAGACACTACAGTTGTAGGATTCGATGATCCGGCAAATTCAATGAGATTGGCATCAGATGGAGACAAGCGGGCATATCTAAGTTTTGATTACAGCCCGAACGCCTTCGTTAAGTTCAATGAGATCGATCTGACCTTCAGTTCGTTGATCTCCAGACCCGAAGGCGAGCAGTGGCTCATGGGAGTTTATTGATGACATTTCCTCCAGTACCCACATATCCTGAAGCAATTGATACAGATCATACGCTGTTCTTGGTCTACAACACGACTGAGACCAAGCTGACCAGTGACAATGCGCCGTGGGCTCAAGAAATCGACATCATGCCGGTTGCTGCCGATGCCCAAGAGATCTGGGCAGACAACGGTTTTGCCAATCTGAGCGGAGAACTTCTGTACTATGATGCTGTAGCCA